CGGCGCCGAATAGCCCTGTCGTTGGCGCACCAATCTGCAACGAAGGCGCGGTCAGCGCGCCGTTCGGTATGAGCAGCGGCCCGGTAAGCTGGCCGCCGATCTGCCGCAAATAGCGTGCGTCCGCGTCGCCCTGGCTTATGCCGCCGCCGCCGCCGACGCCACCACCGCCGCCCGAGGGCTCGACACCAGGCAGGAACAGCGCCCAATCGGGGTTCGCATTCGAGGGCACGCTTTCGGTAGTCGCCTCGGCGATCCACAGACTATAACCAAGTCGCACCACATCGCCGGCCGAGTAGGTATCGCCGGGCTGATATGTGCCGCGATAGCGGAAGACCGACAGATCGAGCGGCGCCGATAGCTCATCGTCGTCGAAGATTAGGCCAATCTGGCCAGGGGCCGGGCTGTAGGCGTCCCTAATGCCCCTGCCAGGCCGCCCCTGTAGGCCAATGCCCCCAGGATCGCCGGGCGGCCCTGGCAAGCCCTGGACGCCCCTGGCACCGGCCTCGCCTGGCGGCCCTTGCGGCCCGAGCTCGCCGCGCTCGCCTGGCGCGCCCCTCGCCGAGACAAGCTGCCAATCGGCGCCATCGATCGGCCCTGGCTTGTCGCACAGCGCGCGCCATGTCGCGCCGCCGAGCTCGGCCTCGTCGCCCTCGGTATAGGGCCAGCCGGCTTGATAGGCGCCGCGATGCAGGGGCACCGGCAAGTGAAACGGGAAATCGTGTGCATTGCCCGAGGCCAGGCCGACAACCAGCCCGAGCGTGCGCGGATCGGCTTCCTGATAGGCGTGCAGCCGGCTGACGCCATCGGCGAGCAAGAGCCATTCGCCGATCCGGCCTGGCGGCCGGGCGGCTGTCGCCTGGCGGGCTTGCCAGGTGCCGCCGGCATAGCTGACAACCGCGCTGGTTTCGTAAATGTCACCTTCGCGCCAGACGCGGGCGGCTTGCGTGAGATCGACCGCAGCGGTGGAAGCCGGCTGCGCGACGCCGATCAGCCGGCCGCTCTTGCCGAAACGATCCGACAGCAGATCGGCGACCTGCTGGGCGATTTCCGGTATGTCCATCAGGCGGGACCTGCATCTGAAACGACGATTTGCGAGCGCGGCCCATCGACGAAACCGCCCATTACCGTGAAGGGCTGCGGGGGCGTGCCGAGACTTTGAATCTGCACTATGAACGGGCCTACGCTTGTGCCGAACACTGCGCGATAGATTTGCGTAACGAACCCGCCGCTGCCGCCTTGCTGGCCGTAAAGAAAAGCGCGCCGCTCGGCGAGCGTGTTCGGGCCTTGGACGGCGCGCACATTCGCCGTCGCTACGTTCTCCGTTGTTGCGTTCACCATTACGGTTATGCACATACGCCGATTGCCGCCATGCGGGTTTTGGAATGTCAGCCCGCCGGGCGGCGTGAGATCGACCCAGGCACCGCTTGCCGGAACCACGATATCGGCCCCGAGATTGACCTCGATCGAGGGCGCGAACACATTATCAACGTATTGTTTCGTGGTCGCATCGCTGGCCGCAGTCGGCGCCGCAAGGTTTAGAATTCTGTTATTAACCATGCTCAGCGGCGCGGTGGACATCGTAAGCGCCGTCGTCCATTGCCAGGCGACAGCGCCGCCCAGATCGACGATAAGCGCGCCGGCCGCCGCCATTAATCCGACTGCATTGCTGCCGAACATCAACGAAGGCGCGGCCAGCGTGCCGAGCGGTAATTGTAGCGGGCCGCTCATCGCATCGCCGGCCTTTTGCACGCCGAGCGCTCGCGTCAACACCTCGCTGAGGTTCGATCCGTCATTGTTCTCGATGTAGACACTTTCGCCGGCTTGCCCGCGACGCAAGATCAGCGCTTGATTCCAATAGAAGCGAGCTAACCGACCGCCGAGCTCGATGCCGATGTCGTCGTCGGGGCCAGTCCCAAATAGGGTTAAATCGCCCCGCACCACCCCGCCGGTCGCGAGTTGCAAATAGCGATTGTCGCCATCGGCCGGCGTGAGCGCGTCGCCCTGGACGAGAATGCGGCGCCGCGAGCCTGCGACGCCACTGTTGTCCTCGATCATTACGCCAGGATTACCAGCGGTCTGGCGGAACACCAGAGTATTTGCGTTCACGTAGGCAACCGCCAATCCGGCTTGCCAGACGATACCTTGATCGGTGGCTGCGAAGTTTAGCGCGCCGTCCATTGTGCCGCCCGCGAGCCGCAGATACCGCGCATCGAGAGTTGGCAGATCGGGACCGCCGACTTGCGCATCGACGTATGCCTTGTTTGCGACATCAAAAGGAACAGTCGGCTGGGTAAAGACGTTTACGTGCGGCGCGCCATCGAGGCCCGGATAAATGCCCATGGCATCCATCATGGTGAGGCCCACCAATACGGAGAATGTTAGCTCGCCGCCTTCGCCCAGCCGCGCGAAGCTGCGCATACCGCTGAGCACCGTGGTGCCATCGGCGGCGGCAAATTGCAGCGCGTTAGCCTGGTTGTCGCCGCGAAGTTGCAGCGGCCCGGCCATAAAATCGCCGCCGGCCTTTCGCACATAGCGCAGATCGAGCGTGGGATAATCGATCGGCGGCGCGGGCGAATTCGAGCCGCCGCCGCTGATGCCGACATCGGCTGATGGCAAATACAACAACCATTTCGTTGATGTCGCAGTCGGAACGTCGCCAGTATCCTCGACGCATATCCATAACGCAAAACCGAGCCGCACAATATCGCCGCGAGAATATTCCGCCCCTGGCTGATACAAGCCGACGAAGCGCATCGTTGAGACATCGACCGGATCGGTGATTGAGCCATCGGCCAGGACGATCCGCACGAAGCCGGGCTGCTCGGGCACCGCCTCGATGCCGGCGATGCCGGCGCCGTCCTGGCCGGGCGCGCCAGGCTCGCCCCTGGCGCCAGGCAGGCCGCGCTCGCCGGCCTCGCCTCGATCGCCAGGCGGGCCGACTTCGCCCCGCTCGCCGCGCTCGCCTGCGATGCCTTGCAGGCCGCGCGCCGCGACCACAATCCAGCCCGCGCCATCGGGCGCGCCCGGTGCTTCGATCAGAGCCCGGAATGTTGCGCCTCGATACTCAACCTCGTCGCCCTCGAAATAATGCACGCCACCTCGATATTGGCCCCGATGCACAGGCAGGGCGAGGCGGAAGGGCAAATCAATCGTGCGCCCGCCAGTCAGCCCGACAAGCAAGCCGAACACGCGCGGATCGTCGCGGTCCTGATACGATCGGATGAGCTTGATACCGTTCGTTAATAGCAACCATTCGCCGGTCTCGGGATCGGGCCGCGATGCGGTTCTAATTCTCGCTTGCCAGATGCCGCCCGCATGGTGACAAACCGCGCCCTGCTCGGCGATTTCGCCCGGCCGCCAATCGCGCGCTAATTGCGCGAACGTAGTGAGCGGCCCGCCCGTCGAATCGGCCAATCTGGCCATGATCTCGGCGGCGATCATCTGGGGGTTGACATCATCAGGCGGCAAGGATCACCGTGCCCTTGTCGCGGTATGGCTTGGCCAGACCAGGCCAGGCGGGGCGGGCCGTGGCTGGGCCAGGCAAGCAAGGCAAAGCGGGCGGGAGAAATCCCGCCCGCATCGCGTTTGAGCCGGCCAGGGCGCGGGCGCCAGGCATCATCGAGGCCCTTGATCGATGAGAGTGATCTGCGTCTTGTGACTAGTAGCCGCGCCGCTATTGGCGCCGAGCATCGAAATAGCCGGGCCAGAGAGTGTCCGGACCTGTATAGTGATCGTCGGATTGGTGCCAGTAACCGGCACAGTGAACAGCATAGCCCCGCCGCTGATATCCTCGGCAACCGTCGTCGTTTTTTGATGCAAGCTCTGCCGCAGGCGGTTGCTACTGTTGCAATCCCATTGAAGCAGCCAGAAAGTGTTTACAGCCGCCGTCGAATACACCGCCGGCACGATTGTGACATCAACAAAAGAGTTGCCGCCGCGCGGAAGGGCAAACGTGCCCGTCCAGAGCGTGGCCCATGCGGCGACCACCTCAAGTTGATTCGGCTCGATGACCCGGCTTATTCCGCGCCCGTATCGCGCATCGCCGTTGATCGTATCGAGGATCGCGCGGCGGTTCGTTCCGTTGTTGTCCTCGATCTGCGGCTGGGTGTTGGCGGTATGACAACGGATCATCATGCCGCTACCGAATGCCTTATAGAAGCGGCCGCCTGAATTTGTAGTGAGGCCATAGCCATCGCCGGCCGCAACAAAGTCGCGGTTTACGTTTTCGACGATGCCATAGAGCTCGATATACCGCTCGATGTTGCCCGCCTCGGTCGCGATGCCGACAATGTTTAGGCCGCGATTGAATAGCCGCGCGCCGATCTTACCATCGTTGACATCGGTCGGTGTGCCGTGGCCGTAACGAATGAAGCCACCGTTGGTGATGCCGATGTTGCTCGCGGCAGCAGTGACGCCCGGGATTTCTAAGCCAGTGAGCAGCGCGCGCTGTGTGCCGCCGAGATTGGCGCCCGCCGCTTGTGCTTGTGGCGGCTTTGGAATGATGACTTCGTTCGGCGGGTTAACATCGCGCGTGAGGCCAACGCACAGCAGTTTCATTGACGGGTTTGTGCTCGGCGTGCGGATGCGCCCCTCCAAGCGCTTCGGGCCGTTCGCGGCGGTATCGCTAAGCCGGAATTGATCAAACATAATGCCGGAAGGATTGCGCGCCATCGATACCGAGATCGACGCGGCATTGAACGTGGTGGTGATGTCGAGAATAAACGAGCAGTCAGAATTAGTGCCGAATGTGTCTATCTGGAGACGGAACGAGCCATAGGCGGGCACTGTCAACAGCAGCATCCAATTGTTAGCCGCGAAGTTGGTCAGCGATGGCACGCCTTGCCAATAGTCGCCCTGGTTGTAGCCATAGAGATCGAGCGTGGAATAGTCGGGCGTTGCGGGCGCACTCGGGATATTGATCCGCGCGCGGAATAGCATATTGTCCCAGCGCGTGACTTCGCCGGCCGCGATGTTCACGCCGGCCGCCCAATCGCGCACGCGGCCCTGATTGGCATCTACATAGCGCCGGGTCGCGGCATGCAGTTCCGTGACCGGATCATCGAACAGGGTCAAATACCCCTGCATATTGTCGCCGGTCTTGACGATATAGCGCGCGTCGCCCTCCGGCCTGGTCAATCCGCCCCCGGAACCTGTCAGGTGCTGCCACTCGCCCAAAGTCGCCGACCACAAAATCCAGTCATGGTTAAAAATTGTTTGCCCGCCGATACCAGGCACCCCGGCCGGCGCATTCTCGGGCACCTGCGGATCAGCCGTCTCCGCAATGAAGTAATCGCCTGCCTGCGCCGGCCATGTGATCAGGTCCGGATCGTTCGCCGCGACTTGCCAGAGTCCTTGATAGCGGATGAGCGATGTCGCTAGCGTATCGATATACGACTTGCGCGCGAGGTCATTGTCATCGATCGGATCGCCGGCCAGTGTGCGCACCTGGTTCGCGACGGTGATGAGACCCGAACCGAGATCGAAGCGCATCGGGATATCCGCGATCGATCCGTCGGCGGCATGCCGGACGATGCCAAGGTCTTCCGCCTGGCCTATCATTGTGGTGACGCCGAATGACCATTTGCCCGAGCCCTCGCGGGCGAACTGCAATATCTCCCCATCGATCCCGTCGAGTTGCAGCGCGGCGATCGAGCCGGCGATCGTGCCGAGGGTTACCGAGGACGAGGGGCCGGTATCTTGGAAGCGCACCGACAGATTGCCCGTCATGGTATCGCCGAGCTTGCTCACGAACAGATCGGGGCCGCGGTCGAACAATCCGTCCACGTATCGCCTAGTTGCGATACCGAGAGGGTCGGCTGGATCGCCGAGGACGGTGCCGAGGCCGGTGAGCTCGCTGAACCGCAGCACGTCTTGGTCCAAGCGCATCCGGCGCAAGGCGAAGTCCTGATTGCCGGCCAGGCGCATCAGCCCCCACATAAGCGCCGAGTTTCTCCCGAAAAGCAGGGCCGAGCTATCGGCGCCCGCCGGGTCGGGACCGTCGATGAGGATCGCGGCCGCTGCGCCGCGCAAGATCAGATCGCCCGACATGGTATCGCCGGCCTTGCGCACATAGGCCAGATCGGCATCGATCGCGATCTGATCGGCATACGCTTTGCGGACGAGATCATCGGCGGCGATCGGATCGCCGCTCATCGTCGCCGGCTGGCGCAAGGCGACGTGTCCATCATCGCGATCGATGCTAAAATCGATGGTCGGGATCGCGGCACCGCGCAGAATTGTGAACGCCTGGTTGGCGCCGTAGTGCAGCGATCCGACTTCCCAGCGCGGGCCGCCCGGATCGGCGAACTGGATCAGGGTGCCCTCGCCGCCTTCAAGCCGCAGCGTTCCTCGGCCGAGTGTCTCGTTGCCAGGCGGGCCTTGAACATTGCGGATCAAGATACGATTGTTCGATACGGTCAGCGCGCCGGTCATCGTATCGCCGGCCTTGGCCACATAGGCGCCAGGCAGCAAATCATTCAGATCGTCAACGTAGCGCTTTGTCACAGCGTCTTGCGGCTCGGCCGGATCAATCATCAATTCGAGATGCGGCGGATCGCCGAGCACATCAGCGGGGCGCGAGCGCATTAGCGTTTGCGCGCCCTGCGGATTGCCGCCGGCATCCGGCACGTTCTCGACGCGGAATATCAGGCTAGGCCCGCCGAGTGTCGCCGAGCGCGAGCCGTAAACCCACGCCAGATTGCCGAGATCATCCGCCCAATGGATCGCGGGCGCGTTGCCGGTCTGATCGCCATCCTTGTGGACAAACAGATCATTATTGATCTGCAAGCTGCCATCGCCCGCGCGGAAGCGTATCGGCACATCGGCCGGCTGGCCGTTCACATAGCGGGCGAACCCGAGATCGTAATCGCCTTGTTGCAGGCCAGTCGTTCCGATCAGCCATCGGCGAAGCCCGTCCGCCTCGAAGCCCACAAGCGAGCCACTGACGCCGCGCAGCAGAATGGCCGCGTTATCGAATTCACTGCTGAGCAGCACCTCGGCGGCTGAATTCGACGGAACATCCCGCACACGCAACGGCGCCGACATCGTATCGCCGCGCTTGAATACATAGAGATCGTCGGCCTCAAGCCGCGTCAGCCCGCCGCCGCTTAGATGCTGCCATTCCTGAAGCTCGTGACTCCATATGACGAAATCACTGTTATGGACCGTTATGCCGCGCAAGCCCGGAATGTCGGCGGTTACGATTTCGGGGATCGCCGGATCAGCGGTTGAGGCGGTGAAATAGTCGCCCGGATTGCTTGTGAGGGCGAGCAGATCAGGATCGTTGAGCGCGGGCCGCCAGAGCCCTTGATAGGCGATCTTTGCGCCGACGATAGAATCGACATACTGCTTGTTTGCCGCATGTGTCGGATGCATCGGCAGGCCGGCCAGGCCGAGCGGCCCCGTCATGATGTCGCCGGCCCGTATCACATACGTATCGGACCCAGGTATCCCGCCGCCGGATGAGGGCTCGACGCCAGGGAGGAAAAGCGCCCACGCGCTGCCGGTAGCGCTCGGCACAACGCTGGTGCGCTCGCGGGCGATCCACAAGCTAAAGCCGAAACGAACCACATCGCCGCTTTGGTAGGTATCGCCTGGCGAGTAGACGCCGATATATCGGAAGACGGTCAGATCGAGCGGCGGCGATACGGTGTCATCGTCGAACTGTAGGGCGAGCACGCCGGGCGCATCGAGGCGGACGCTGGCGATCGAGCGGCCCTGCGGCCCGGCCTCGCCCTGCGGCCCCTGCGGGCCGTCCTGGCCGGGCTTGCCCGCCGGCCCTTGCTCGCCTACCGGCCCGCGCTCGCCCTGCCTTCCTCGGCCGCCCCGCTGCGCCACAAGCGCCCATTCGGGGCCGGGCGGCGAGCTCGTCGCCTGCTCGGCCAGGCAGCGCCAGGTCGCGCCATCGAGGGCAACCTCATCGCCGAGCGAATAGCTGGCGTCGGCCTGATACTGGCGGCGGTGGATCGGGATCGGAAAGCCGATCCGCACCTCGCGGCGCAGGCCGTCGCTTTGATCGATCCCGAGCAGGAAGGTGCGCGGATCGAGGCCGGTGACGTCGATGCCGGCCAGGCCATCGGCGACGATGCGCCATGTCGCCGCCTCGGGGCCTGGCGCCTCGGCGGTGCGATCGATCGCCTGCCATGTGCCGCCGCGATGGCGGGCGAGCTCGCCGGGATCATAGACGCGGCCCGCGACATGGGCGTGCGCGATCGTAAGGTGGCCGTCGCGGCCATCGCGCGGGCGCGGCAGCAGAGCGATCTGTTGCAGCATCCGATCCGGCATCGCGCGGGTTTCTTGCGCGACAAGATTGGCCAGAGCGCGCACTGCCTCGGCACTTTGCCGGATCGCATCCTCGGCGCGGCGGCGCGTCTCATCGAGCAGGCCATCGGCTTGCGCTGTGCCTGCGGCCAGGCGATCGGCCAGGGCCGCCTCGAATGCATCGAGGCGGGCTTGCCCGTCCTCGCGCAGCCGCACCATCGCTGGCGCGATCGCGCGGACGATCGCATCAATCATCGGATTACGCGGCCCGAGATCGCCGTCCATGGATCAGCTTTCGTTGCAAGCGGCGATCGTTATCGACGATCAGCCTGGCGCGCGCTGGCGCGGCTGTGCCGAACACTGCCGCCATCAATTCCGCGCTGAGCGGTTCCCAGGATTCCGGCGGCGGCGATGGCGCGGGCAGCAAGGCGGCGGCCGGCATCGGGCTCGGCCCGCCGCTCGGCGGCTTGGCATTCAGATCGGTGCGGGCGGCCAGCACTTCGACGGGCACCATCTGTTGCTGCATAAAGATCGCATCGCCGCCTGGCACGGAATTGAGGCCCTCGATCGCGCGGGCCTCGTTCGGTGTGCGGACGCCGCCCTGGATTGACTTGGCCAGCGCCTCGATGCGGGCGACCATCTCTGTGCGGAACAGATAGTCCGTATCGAATTCGAGCCATTCGGTGCGGCCTGTCATGCCGAAGAACTGCGACAGGCGATCCTCGATCGCCACCATGTGCGCGACGAGGCAGCCCGAGTGGTAAATCCGGACGAGTTGCTCGGACGAGTTATACGACACCTTGGTGAGATCGCCGAGCATGAACAGCGGCAGGCGATACACTCGCGCAACGTCTTCGACGGTATAGCGCAACTGATCGATTAGCTGGGAATCGACGGCAGTGATGGCCAAGGCTTTCCATTCGAGCCCTTGCTCAAGGACGGCCACATCGCCGGCATTGCCCGGCCCCTTGTAAACAGCGTTCCAGCGTTCCTTGATTTCCTGCGCCTTCTGCGGATCGAGCTTGCCGGCGGTTTGCAGCACGCCCGAGGGCCGCGCCATCTGGTTAAAGAAACGTTCCGATTGTTGCAGGATCGCCAGGCCGGCCGAGGTAGACAGCGCCGCCGCCATCAGCGGGGTGATGCCGATCAGCGGGTCGGCGAGTGTCAGCATCCGATGATGCAGGCATTCGCGGCTTGTCAGCATCCGCCTGGCATCGATCTCGGCGAGGGGCTGAGCGCCGACATCATAGAAGACCTCGCCGCCGGAACGATAGGGCCAGACGTGATCGGGATACAGGACGTGGAGCTCGTCGATCTCATAGCGCCGATTGCGCTTGGCGAACAGGTAAGCGTTGCCTCGATACAGTTGCGATGCGATGAACTGCTTCATCATATCGAAACGAGTTTGATACCCGTTGGGCTGCTCTAGCACGCGCAGCGGCGCCGAATTCTCGACCTCGATGCGCTCGCCGCCCTCGGGCCGGCGGAAATGCCGCATCGGCAAGCGGGCGATGTCGCTGCTAATGGTATCGATCGAGGTGAACACTGCCGGGAACGTAAGGAAGGGCGGGGCCAGGTTCGGCGAAGGAAAGCCCTGGCCCCACCATGTCGGCGCCCATTGCATCGGCGGCGTTGTGGGCCACCAGGCGGTGCGCGTGATGATATGGCCGAGGCGGGCGAGGGCCGCGCGCCATACGCTCGTGCGCACCGCTGCCATCTAGCGCCGCCCCCTCGGCCGCTGCATTGGCGGGCGAACCGGGGCGCGGGTCGGCGCGTCCTGCGTCGTCATCGGCGGGACGGGCGACTGTTCCGGATTTTCAATCGGCGGTTCCGGATTGACATCCGGCGGGTCCGGAATGACTTCCGGCTCGTCCGGGTTGTCACCCACCGGCTCTATCTCACCTAACCAGTGCGCTACTCGCGCATCGAGATGATCGGCATAAGTCTCGGGTGTGATGATCTCGCCCACCGGAACGATCGCGCGGCGATACCAACACACGCGCTCGACCCGGAAAGACTGAGGGGCGGTTTCCCGCCCCTCGGTTAGCCCGCTCATCCGGCGTCATCCGCCAGCGCCCAAACGACGGCGACATCATGGCGCCGCGCCCACGAGTGCGACATGCGCAGCCGCATGAACACCATGTCGTTCTGAAACGCCGAATAGATGGCCGGGATACTGCCAGGGTTCGGCGGTTGCTGCGGCAGATCGTCAAGCTGCACCGATGCTTCCTGCGATGCATCGATGATCGGGGCCATGTCATCCGCCCAGATCAATTGCGAAGCATCGATCAGCGCATAGGCGGTCTGTTCGCCGGTGCCCGGCGGGAACGGGATCGGTATCGCAGTCGTATCGATGATCGGATAGCCGAGCAGGGTGCCGGCATCGATCTCGGCCTTGAACGCGAAGATTTCCTGCACCGTGCGCAACAGGCGCAAGTATTCTTTCGTCCGCGCGTTCATTATCCAAACGGGCGCATTCATCGGCACGTTCTGCCGGCGCAGTTCCCAGAGCATCGCCCGCAGCGCGACAGTGACGGCAGTGACATCGCCGCCGCCAATCCCGGTCGCTGGTGGGATCATGCCGGCCACAAGCGGCGGGATACTTTCCAAGATGCCCGCCGGGTTCGCCGCTGCCACCCTGGTCGAAAAGAAAAACGAATCGATAGTGCGGGCGGTGCCTTCTAGCATGTCGTCGCGGATCAGCATCTCGGTCGGCGGATCGGACCGGCGCAAGAGCTCTTGCGTTTGCGGGACGATCACGGCGAGCTTGCTTGGCGTCAATGTCATCCGCTCGAAGATCAGGCGGTTGACGGCGATCGCCCTGCCCTCCCCTACGTAGCCGCCGGCCACGCCGCCGGTCTGCTTCGGGATCAGCAATGTTCCGTTATTGTTGAAGCTCAGCCGGCGCATCGAGGGCATGCGGCCGACGATGAGCATCGGGCGCAACATCTCGATGAATTCGGAGGCGAGATATTCGAACCTAGTGATGAGGCTGCCGCCTTGCGTATCGTCGGTTGCCATGGGCGGAACGACAGCGCGGAACTGTATCGCGACGGAATGTTGGATGATCTCGCTTAGCTCATCATCGGCCCATCGCATGCGGGCATACTCGGCCGCATTCCAGAAGCCAGCCACCGAGATCGCGATGGCCATACGGACGAAGTCTTGGCCTTTGAACGCGTCGCGCCGCTGCATCTGAATGACAGGGTGGCTGCGCTGCGTCGCCAGCACCATCGCGGTGCCGGGGCGATTTCCTGGCAGCCCGCCGCCGGCTGGCAAAGCGCTGCGCTGAAACGCCGCCTCGGCATCGGACAGATGGCGCAACTGCACGTCGATCGTATCGAGCCGAGAACGGGCCTCGCCGATTGTCGCAGTCTCGGTATCATTGAGATCGCGGTTATCATCGAGGGCAGGCTGTAGGGTGGCCTCATAAGCGCGAACCATTTGCCCGCGCTCGGTTTGCAGGGCGAGAATGCGCTGCGATAGTGTCGTCATGGCAACATGCCTTTAGGTGCGGCCCGAGACACCGGGCGGTTCAAGGCTCTTGATCCGCGCCAGATCAGCAAGCGCCCGATCGCGCACCGCAAACGTGCCCGCAGACTTCGGGGCGAGGTGCTGATCGGGAGCAGCGCGGAACACTCCATCGGCGAAAAGGCGCCGCAGGAATTTCGGTGAGCTATCGATTGACTTTGCCAGGCCAAGCGCATCCGCGTTGGCCGGGACGGTGCAGAGCGAAAGCTCGATCAGTTCGTTACGCATGAAGCGATAGCCGTCCCAGCGGCCTCGATCATCGAGGCGGTCCTCATGCTCCAACGGAACGAAGCCGACAGACACCGCGCGGATGAGCTTTAGCCGGACAGCGCGGGCGAGCTTATCGACGAATTCGTCATGCCCCTCGGGCGCGAATTCGACGCGCGCGATTGTCGCGGTGCGCTCTGCATTGGGCGTAAACTCGCGCACCCAGCCGATCGGCATGCCCCACGAATTATGGGACCACAGGAATACCGGGTTACGCCAAAAATCGGCCAAGTCCCATTCCTGTTCGATGATGTCGCCGTAACGATCGATCCGATTGGTGGACGCAATGAAGGTGGACATGCGGCTGTCGTCGAGATCGCCGATCTCGGCTTGCTTGACGATGCGCTCGGCGCCCGCGCTCATGGCGATAGCAGCACGTCGGCCGTGTCCTCGACTTCCACGGAGATATCGCCCTCGTCTTCCTCGGTGACAGCGGTAATCGTTTCGCCTTCCTCGGCGGTAATCGTTACGCTTGTCTCATCGCCCTCAGCGGTGGCCTTGAGCGTGCTTTCGATTGTCGCGTCGTAAGGCTCCATATCGGGAGTGACATCCTCGTTGTCGGTGAAATCCTCGCCGGGTTCCTCATCGGTAATCGCGGGGCTGAATGGCTCCATCTCGGGCGTGACATCCTCGCGCTGGACGGGCTGCGCCTGGCGGATGATGCGATCGGCCAGGCCGAGGGCGGCGGCGCCTCGGCCCTGATGCGCCAGGGCTGCCGGCGGCGGGCCGAGCGGCGCATCGAGGGCGCGGGGCACGCGGGCGGGATTGGCCGGCTGGCCGACTCGGTAAAGGTAAGCATCGCCGCCGCGATGGGCGGTTGTCATGGGTCCTGGCGACACGGCATTGATTCCTTTCATGTTAACTGATCGCATGCGGAACGTGTCCGTCCGATCGCGGATTTATATTGCATCCGGACCGATGTTCTGGCTTATTGCAAATGCACTTGCGATTTCCGCAAGTCGCTTTGGAAAGGTTAAGCCGATGACGAAGACCCAGAAGACCGCCAAGCCCGCCGCCCGCAAGGGCACGCGCAGCTTGTCCACCGCCGAGGCAGTGCGGAAGCTCGCCAAGGCCGCGCCCGCCAAGGGCACCCGCAAGATCGAGCTCAGCGCCAAGGAGATCGCCGCGCAGGCCAAGTGGGACCGAGCCCTGGCCGCCAGCGAGGCCCGCAAGGCCAAGGCTACCGAGGCCCAGGCTTTCGCGCTGGCGGTAACCGAGAACGCCGCGAAGCAGCGCGCCGACAAGGCCGACAGCGCCGCGCATAAGCTCGCCCGCGCTGTCTCGATGCAGAAGCCGGCCACCGCCGCTGTCACCGCCAAGGCCGCTAAGCCAGCCGAGGCGATCGAGCCCCTCAAGTATCGGGGCGTCTGGGCGGAAGTCGCCGAGGCCGCCGCCAAGGGCAAGGTTCCGGCCGCGCCGGATTTCGACAAGCCGACGCATGCAGGATATCGCGGGCGGCTGGCCAAGCTGGTGGCCCTCGTCGCTGCCGGCGATCTGCCTGGCCTGGCAGCCGCCGACATGCAGCCGCCGGCCTCTAGCAGCCGGCTCGCGCTTTGGCGGTATCGCGATCTCGCGATGATCGCCCTGCGCGCGCAGGCCACCTCGGGCAAGGCCAAGGGCAAGCAGGCGGCTTGAATGAACCGCGCGGCGCCCTCGATGCATGGGCTGCGGCCTCATTCCAGTGACGAGGCGATCGACCGGCTGATAAGCCGGTCGATTCGCTTCGCCGCCTTCTTTCGCAAGGGGCCGCTCGAAAAGTATCGGATCGATTGCGCGACATTGGCGGAAGCGCGCGCCGCCGCCGATCGCCTGACGGCACAGCACGGACAATGGGGCCGGCGGGCGATGGTTTACGGGATAAGCTCGGAAGGATGGACAACGCCCATCCCACCGGGCTTCCCGGACATTCCTACGACAGAACGGAGGTAGCTCGATGAAGCTCACACTTGCAGAAGTTCGCACTCGCCTGCGCGAGCTCGGCATGACAATTACGCATGTGGACGATGAATACCGGATCAATTTCCGCAACGGCAAAGAGGCCACGGCTTACTATACCAATTGCCTCGATGATGCGCTCTGCACGGCCCTGCTCATGAAAGCCATTCTCAAGCCGGGCGCTACTTGCTGAGCCGCTCGCCCCGACAGCCCCGCCAGGTATCGCCTGGCGGGGTTTTTCGTTCGCCGAGCTCGGCCCGGATCAAGCCGCACGATCGGCCCGCTCGCTGGCGGCGGCGATCAGCGCGCGCAGCCTGGCATTGCCCCGCGCATCCGCGACAAGGTGGATGCGATGCAGCGCCGGATCGTGGTTCGTTACGCCATGCGGCTTGCGCTGGTCGAGGTAGCACAGCGCGCCCTCGGGCCAATGCCGGCGAAGTTGCCCGCCGCGCGCATCCCAGCCGTGGAATGTGACAGCCGTGCTTGTCAGGATCGGCACATGTAGCCGCGTCACTTTGCCATCGGCGGTGCCAGCCTCGCGGTCGGTGATGTCGGCATGGCGGGCGAGCTCGCCGCCGCGCGGCGCCAGCCGCATGAAACGGACGCGATCCCATTGCCAGCCTGTCGCATCGAGCAGCGCCATCGTTGCCGGGAACCGCTCGGCCGCCGGCGTCCAGCGCACCGCCTCGCGCATCTCGGCCGGGTGCTTGTCTTGCCAGCCCTTTGCCATCTCGGCGGGCTTGTGCACCGAGCGCGGATCGTCGCTGTAGCCGCGCAGGGCGAAAGCTGTCCATGAGTGGCGTTTGTTATAAGCCGAATAATGCTGCTCCCATGGCAGCCCGGCCGCCGTGAGCTCGGCGCGGATCGCCGCCAGGGCGGGCGAGGCGAAGCTGCGATCGAGCACCGCGAGTGTCGCCTCGTCCTCGGCGCCGATCGGGGCCATGGGCGCCATGCCGTGCCCGTATAGGCCCTTGATCTCGGACCCTGCGGCAATCTTGCTTGCGCGATAGGCGAAGCCGCAGGCGGCCATGCAGGCCCGCGCCGTGGCGTCTTCCTCGAATATCTCGGCGAGCACCCAGCCGCCGAGGGCGCGCAGCTTGATCGCATCGAGCAGCTTGCAGCCCGAGGCGAGATCGAGCGCGGCGAAGGCCGAGATGCGAACGCCTGGCGGATCGAAAGCCAGCGCCCGGCCGGTAAAGTCGGTTTGATGGATCGCGCTGCGGCTCGGCCAGGCGATCGCGACAGCGGCCGGCGGATCGCCGGTCCAGATCGCCCGCTTGTGCGCGAGCGCCTCGGCCATGTCGCGTTCCTTGATCAGCCCGAAAGCGCCGAACACAAGCGGCTTGTGCCGCGCGGCGAACGGCGCGGCGAGGGCGCGCAGCCGAGCTATATCGATGCCCCGTTGCCAATCGGGTTTCACTGGACCTCGCCGCCGAGCTCGGCCGGCGCCTCGCCCTCGATTGCGGTGGCGAATTCGCAGGGGCCTACCGCCTCGGTGGCCTTGCGGCCATCGCCCTTGCAGAACACCAGCACGTTCTGATGAGTCTTGCCGAGCTTTCTTGCGACCTCGAATTGATGCGCGACGCGCACCGCCAGGCTGCCGACCGACGTCACTAGGATGGCCTCGTTGTAAAGCACCAGGCCGGCATCGAGGAAAGCGCGGATCGTATCGGGCACCAGCCCTCGATACGCGCCCTTATCATCGCGGACCTCGCCGACGACAAAGCAGGCGAAGCGAT